AGTATGCTTCAAAGTTGGAAATATGTGCCGTTATTTAAAGCTAATGCCCTATATGTAGAATTTGCTATCAACTGGACTCTTCCACCAGTTGCAAACTGGTTTGCTGAGTGGGGCATTTCCAACGTTGCAACAGCAAACGGTGCATTAGTTGATGGAGTTTGTTTTCGTGTTACAGCAGGTCAATTCCGTGGTGTAGCAGTTAATAACTCTGTAGAAACATACGTTAATCTTGGAACATTGCCAGCAGATTCAATGGTACACGATTTCGCAATAGAGATTTGCCAAGACACAGTTTATTTCTGGCACGAAGGCAATCTACTTGGTGTATTGAACATTCCTGCCACACAATATGGTCCAACATCACAAGCGCAGTTACCAGTGTTTGTTCGTACATACAACGCAGCTATTGCTCCAGCTAATGCTATTAAATTGCAAGTTAGTGCTATTGGTGTAAGTAACGGCGGCGCTGATTTGAACAGATTGTGGCCTACCGTTATGGGTAGCATGGGCAACACAGCATTACAAGCGCCTACTGGTACTGCTGTAGCTCAAACATCTAATAATGTTAATATTACAGCACCAGTTTCCGCCACCTTAGCTAATGCCACAGCCGGATATGCAACACTTGGCGGGCAATTCCAGTTTGCAGCTGTGGCAGGCGCTGAAACAGATTACGCACTTTTTGCATATCTGGTCCCAACAGGTTCTACTCTTGTTGTTCGCGGTGCATGGGTTGATACTATCAATACAGGTGCAGCCGTTGCTACCACGGCTACTGTTCTCCAGTGGTCGCTTGGTGTTGGTGCAAGTGCAGTTACCCTTCTTACAACAGATGGTGCCACAACCAAGTCTTCTGCAAGATTAAGCCTTGGATTTCAAACGTTCCCAATTGGTGCTGCTATTGGCGCACAAGCATTGCCGATTGATAAGAATTTTGATTCCTCTATTGTTGTTAATGGTGGTGAATATCTCCACGTAATTGTTAAGTGTCCAATTGGAACAGCTACCGCATCGCAGATTATTCGTGGAATTGTTGGTATTAATGCTTACTTTGAATAAGGAGAAACAGTGTGGTTGATCGTGTAGCGAGTGCTGTAACCTATGCCAGCGGTGCAAGTTTAGTAGTATTTGGGATGGAGTTGTCTGATCTAGCTCTAGTTGTAGGTATTGCTGTAACGGTGATTACTTACCTAACTAACGTATGCTTTAAATATAAACTTTTGCAGATAGCGCGTAAACAAGGTGTTAATTTAAATAAAGAAGATGAATAAACACAAGGCTCCCTTCGGGGAGCTTTCTTATTTTGTCCTTGACAAATGTTAAATGTTGTGTTAATATTAGAATTATTTGGAGGAAGCTTATGAGTTTAAAACAAAAAATATCCGTCGGAACAGCTTCATTCACACTAGCTTTAGCAAGCTTCATCTTCTATTGGGAAGGTGGAGGAGTGAAGCAACCAGATGGAACAGAGAAGGTTTACATTGATAAATATGCACCAAAACCATTACCAACGGCTTGCGGTGGAATCACCGAGCACATGGATAAACTAGTAAAGGTTGGCGCTTCGTTCACTCCTGAACAGTGCCAAGAAATGATGAAACGCGCCGTAACTAAAGAACTTGACCTAGTGGCTTCTGTTGTAACAGTTCCTCTTACATACAATCAAATCATTGCGCTGACAGATTTCACACACAATCTAGGCATTGGCGCTTTGAAAAAATCAACATTGTTGAAGAAAGTGAACAATGGAGATTGTATCGGAGCAAGTAAAGAGTTTCTTAAATGGGATAAAGCCACAGTGAATGGAAAACTTGTCCCCCTGAAAGGATTGACAAAACGTAGACAAGCTGAAGCAGAATTGTGGAGGTCTGGATGCTGAATATAAAACTTCTTGGGGTAGCCTTCCTAATAGGAATCTTTTTGGGTTTGTGCGGAATGTTCCTCACATACAAATATACAAGCAACAAATATGAATTGGAGATTAACCGTGACCGCATCCTACAAGAAGAAGCAACGTCAAGACGCAATGCACAAGTTCTATCGAATGAACGAACCAATTCAGCAATCATCTCTAGTCTCAATGAAGATGTGGCTAAAAAGCAAGCTAAAATCGTTAGTCTCAATGCTAATTTGGTGCAGCTTCGTGATGAGCGCGGTAGGTTGCAGCCCAAACCCGGTATATGTGAAACAGGAACTCCCTCTGGAACCACCAACGTTGCTCAAGAGCCTTCCAGCAAGTTCTCCACAGAGTTTAGCCGATTTCTTATCGAACGAGAAAACGAGATAAATGTGTTGAGGCTCTACAGCGAAACATGCAACAAATATGCTGCACAGATTATGGAGCAGCGAGAAAGAATGATGAAGGAGAATAATAGTGAGTAATGAACAGATTGAAGATGTAGACAATGATGAAGATGACAACGAGCAACTAATTGTTCCGGCAGATTCTAAGATTAGTTTTCTGCAAGACCCCAAAAAGAATGCACTGTATAAGTTGCAGAAGGGTTTGGATAAAGAGGTTGGTAACGCATTGAAAGTGTTAGGTGAGATTATGAATGATCCTTCCGCTGACACTAAGTTGCGCGTAGATGCAGCCAAGACAATTCTAGATAAGAAGATCACTGTGTCAGAGAGTATTAGTAAGGATACACTGAATCGTCTGTTGTTTGAAGCCAAGCAGAATCAAGCCTCGTTTGGTGGAAACAAAATGAAGAACATTCGGAATAATGGGGATGCTGAAGATGTTCCAGCAATGCCGCAATTCATTCCTAATGTTGTAATGGATTTAGGCAATGTTTCCGGTGTTTAATAAATTTTCGTGATTTACCGGAAACATTTATGTTTATAACCGGGAACATGTAGCAAATAAAGCTTGACAAATATCAATGTGTATGTTAATATTAGGGCATTGAAGAAATATTCCTCCTTCTGTCATGTGCTACAAGTACCCCTCCTTTACTTGTATTCAAAGCATTTGACAGCGTTTAGTACCGGGAATTCTCCCGACTCGGTATTATAGAGTGGTCCACGTTAGAGGCCACTCACCTTTACCTTTAGGTAAAACCAACAAACAAGCGTATTCACAAATCTGTTCATTGTTATGCCAACTTGGACACGCTCTTAGCAGCCGAGTATGCTTTTTTGTTGGAATAACAACTGTTCAAATATGAGCGTATGTTGGCTATTAATCAACTTAACGGTTAATATACGAACTGCTGGTGATGTACTCATAAAAAGTACCTTATATTACATAAGAACTGTTTTATAAGTACAAGTAATACAATAACAGAAGCCTGTAACAACAGGACAGCATATAACAAAGGCTTCTTGGGATGATCTCTCAAGGAGCCTTTTTCTTTTAGGAGAATACGATGAAGATTAAGCAGGATATGAGTGTGAGAGTAATTGCCGAATCGGGACGCATTAGTTTCCGTCTGGTAAAGATTGATGACAAAGGGGAAGTGCAGTGCGTTGCTAATGAGGAATTGTTGTCTGCTAAGACATATCAGGAACTTATGCAACTGTTGGAACTCATGTTCCAGAACTCTAGTAAACCTTGTGTGCATGTTAATGGGTGTAACCGCGAGATTTATAAATGGACGAATTAAGATGGAGGTGATGATGTGGTAGCTAAAGCAAAAAGACCTAAACAAAAGATTTGGGGACCAGCTAGTGAAGAACAACGGTTGGTTCTAACCGCCCAAGAGGATGTTATTCTTGTGGGTGGAGGCGCTGGGGGTAAATGACTGCTCCCATAAAACTTTTCCTGATAGACTTGGAAACCCAGAAGTGGGCGACAGGGCGCAAGCGTAATTGCAGCGTGAACGACTAAGTGGAAGAGGGTGTAGAAATACATCAAGCGATAGTCTGAACTCTCATATAACAAAAGAAGTGGGAGAGGGGAATCCGAAGAGTTTCCCCCGCTAATATTTAATGTTAGTCAGTAGTGTTAGTGATAGCACGAAAGTAACAGTTATGGGTAAATCAATGTCGTGTCTAATGAAGAATCTCGATGTTCCCTTTGATAAAGGTGCGATTGTCACAGTATGCCGCAAGTCACGCCCGGAGCTTACAAGACCCGGAGGACTGGTCAGAGAGTCGCAAGAAATGTACAAAGCGTTTTCTGGCGATTTTAACAAGACCGAGCTAAAGTGGACATTTGATAAGACAGGTGGCGGAGAAATTCAGTTTCTTGGAGTCGATAAAGATAGTCTTGGCTCCTTACAAGGTATGGCATCAAGTCGAACAATCATTGACGAGGTTGGTGACGGTTGGGATGAAGAAACTGTCTTGTTCCTTTTATCTCGTACACGGTCTGCAAAAGCAAAGCATAAAGCACAGCTCATTATGACCTGTAACCCAGACCCAAACTCCTTCTTAGTTAATTGGTTGGACTACTGTCTTGATAAAGAGACAGGTGTTCCAATTGAGGGAACTAAAGATATTGTTCGTTGGTTCTGTGTGCTTGATGGTAAAACTTTATGGGCAGATTCTGCCGAAGAGTGTTATGAGAAACACGGTAGAAAGCGCGGGATGATATTCGGACTAGGGATGGAAGAGCAAGAGATGCTTCGTGTTCCTGCAAACTTACTGTTTCTTCCAAAGAGCTTCAGGTTCATTCCTTGCGGAGTGTACCAAAATCCTTACTTGTTACCACCACGTAATCTTACATATCTAGCAAATCTGTTAGCACAGTCTAAAAAGAACCAGTTGAAATATTTGCTTGGTTCGTGGAAAAATATTGACGTAGGTCAAAGTCATTTTCGCAGAGAATGGTGTGAGCTAATCAGTCCAGATATGGTTCCCGATGATGCAAAACGTTGTCGTGGGTATGACTTCGCAGCATCACAGGTTTCAGAGGTTAATAAGAATCCTGACTTTACTTGCGGCGTACTTATGTCACGAGATAGGTTTGGTACTTATTACGTTGAAGATATGGTTGAGTACCGTGAACGACCACACACTGTAATGGCTAATGTTATTAAACAGTCAGAGCTTGACGGTAAACACGTTCCAATCATCATCCCAAAAGACTCTGGTGCCGGTGGTGCAATTGCAGCAGCACACTACGTTACAACACTATCCGAAGCAGGGTGTATTGTAAAGACAGATGTTATGTCTGGACACAGTAATAAGTTGAATAAAGGATTACCGTTCTGTCAGATTGCAGAAGCTGGTAATGTGAAGGTTGTAAAAGGTGAGTGGAATGAAAGGTATTTTGAAGTTATGGAGGCGTTCTTAGGAACACCTGAAACATTACGCAAAATCCATGACGATAAACATATGTGTCGTCAATAAACATATTTAATTGCTGGAAACTCTTTGCAGAATTGCATAGACAATCAGCAGCCAAGCCTGTAAACTCAGGAAGGTTCAACGACTATCCCGAAAGGGAGTAGAGGTCAAGTGACTTCGAAACGGTATGGTGTATAGTATTTGTACACAAGATATAGTCTGGTCTATATAGTGATATATAGCATCTACAAATATAAAGGAATCTTTATGGAAAAGAAAATTTACACAAGTAACTCTGGTCTTGAGTTTACCATTTTATCAAAGAACGGTAAGCAATGTATTATCCAGTTTCTATTGAGTGGTTCAACAAGAAGTGCAAACTTTGATAATATCACAAAAGGAAAGGTGAAGGATTTATATTCACCTTCCAGATACGGTGTTGGTTATCATGGGGAATTTGATAGGGTTTCTTACTGGAAACCTGTATTCCAACTGTGGAGTAATATGTTAAAACGTTGCTACTGTGAAAACGACCTAAAAGGTTATTTTCACAAAGGGGTGACTGTTGATCCACGTTGGCACTGCTTCGCTAACTTTTTAGAAGATGTACCTAAGTTGAAAAATTTTGACAAGTGGTTAGGTCATTTTAACAAAGGCACTGAGAAATATAACTTAGACAAAGAATTTGTTGAGAAAAACTGCAATGTTTATAGTAAATATACCTGCGGCTTTGAAACAGAGTATAAAAATAAACAAGCTGGTAAACTTGGTAAATCATTAGTAGATGGAGAGTGGGTAACGACCACTCTTTAACACAAACAACATGGGATGCTTCGGCAACCTGTTTCAAATACCTCGCCAAAACCAACACAATGCCTGAGTTCACAATCCCCGACTTCAGCAAGCCATCAGTGCTACCAAATTGATATGTTGCTAGGGACTTCTTCGCAAGAAGAAGTTTCTCTAGCACATTCCTTTCAAATAATCCTTGACAAATATCAACTTTCATGTTAGAATATTAAGTATAACATTTTAGCAATGCGATGTAAAGATCACATCGCTGCTAACAAATTAACAGGAGGGCAGTAATTGGCAGAAGACCTAAACGCAACACTGCTTCAGCCAGACGCTGACGCAAAAGCCCCACCTCGTATCCGATTAAGTGAACTTGGCTATCCCGGCCTCAAGACAATCCAGAAACAAATCATGGAAGAGTCTGATAGTCGGTTGAGAATGCCACAGCTTCCACGAACAATTGCTGAGATGAAGAAAGACAGTACAATCTCCGCAGCACTTGGTTTGTATCGCTTCCTGATTGGTCGAGTTAAGTGGAATGTTCGTTCTCCAGTAGGCGCAACAGAACAACAAAAGGAACGCACCAAGTTTATTAAATCCTGCATGGATGACTTGGATGAAGGTACATGGTTTGAGTTTATCAACTCCACATTGACAATGATCGAGATGGGGTTTGCGATTAACGAGAAAGTGTATAAGCGTTGCACAAAGAATAATAGTAAGTTTGATGATGGGTTGGTTCGCTGGTCAAGTCTTGCACCTAGAGCGCAGTCTACAGTGACAGGTTGGCAGTTCAGTGATGATGGACGCAAGCTTCTTGGTGTAGAACAATCTACCGCAAACATTGTTTACTCAGAACGTTATACAAATTTAGCTACATCAAGTGGTAGCAAGATTGTAATTCCTCGTGAAAAGTTCCTACTGTTCCGCACTGACCCTGAGAATGGTAATCCAGAGGGGACAAGTGCTCTGAAGAGTGCTTACCGCTCTTGGAGAATGAAGCAAGAGATTGAGAACTGTGAAGTTCTTGGCCTCAGCCGCGACCTGAGTGGCTTGCTTAAAATCCAAATGCCTGCACGTTACTTGAGTCCTGACGCTTCCACAGCAGAAAAGGCTGTAGCGGAAAACTTCCAGCGTGCGTTGCGTAATATCTCGCAAGGTGAGCAATCAGGTTTGATTCTTCCAAGTGATGCAGACGAGACAACTAAGCTCCGCATGTTTGATGCTGACTTGCTGCAAAGCACTGGTGCTCGTGCATTCGATACAACAGAGATTATCAATCGTTACGCTACACAAATCTTGATTAGTTTGTTTGCCGATGTGTTGCAACTTGGCAATAACTCCACAGGTAGCTTCGCTCTTGCTGGTAGTAAGACCAACTTACTTTCCTTCGCAATCGAGTATCGTCTTCGTGAAATCCAGAACGTTATCAATAACGATCTTGTGAAGCAAACATTTGCTTTGAACGAGTGGAGCGATACAGAGCTTCCTGAAATTTATTACGAAGAAGTTGATCCGATTGATCTTGAAATCTTCTCTAAGGCAGTTCAACGATTGGCCGCAACTTCGTGTATCGAAAAAGATAGGTCTTTCTATAACAAGGTTCGTGAGTCTCTTGGTCTTGATCCGTTCCCAGAAGATGAGCCTGTAGATCACGACTTGACTGGTGAAGATACATCTCGTTCTGGAGATTCATTCAATACACCAACAGGCGGAATGAATGGCACGGCTAAGACAGTATCTGAAGAGAATACATCAGATATGAATAACGAGAATTCCGCATGAGGAGAAACAATGTCACATAGTTTGTTAAGGCTTGCAAGTCAAGTGTATAACACCCCGCAACTTATTACAGCAGAATTGTTTACCCCAATTGTAGATTATATCTCACAACGTAATTCAGACAACTT